TCTATTACTGATCCTAACTTGTTAGATACAAAGGTCAGTGGCGGATCATTTAGCAGTTTGAACGGAGCATACTCAACAGCTACTGGAACTACAGCTGAAGAGATTTCCATTGATGGTAGCAAGTTTATTAGTCCTGAACAAGTACCTGCACCAGAAGAAAATGTTCCAGGGCAAGTACTTGATAGCTTGTCTATCAAAGTATTCCAAACAACAGAAACCGGAGCATCGCCAATCCACAGTACTGTGATAATTTCAAATGGCACTAAGACACATTATCCTATTGGACTTACTATTACCGAAAGCAATTCTGTTTTGGTATACGTGAATAAAGTTCGATCAGTTGATTATACAATTGACTTTGTGTCAAATGAAATTGTGCTAACCAGTGCTCCGTCTGCAGGGTCTTTAATTGAGATAATTGCTATCGGACGTGGCGGAGCCGCTTTGTTAGACTATCAAGAATTTGTAGCAGATGGATCAACAACATTATTTTTAACACAGGCTGAATACTCTTTAACAAAGAATGTATTTGTTACTGTTGATGGTGTCGAAGTTGATACAGGTTTTTCAAATAGTACAGTTATTGCTGCCGATACAGGTGCATCAATTCTTCCAGGAAAAACAATTGTACAATTTGCTGTAAAACCAGAACGCAACCAAGTTATTAAAATTATTGCTCTAGGTACATCTGCGTCAGACAGCGGAACACTTTCAGTAATTAGAGTCAACAATCAAACACTAACATATGACGGTAGCACACGTTCGTTTGCACTTGATAAATTTATTGATCTATCAAGAAGCTCGGCAATTTCATCAATGGTTGTGTTATTAAACAATAAGAAATTACGTGGACCAGATTCTTACTACAGAGTGTATGATGGTACTAATAATACTATTCCTGTTGGTACAGATCCTAAGTCAGCGGTAACATCAGTAGACATTAAAGTATATGTCAACAATGTTCTACAACCATTTGTTACTGCTTATGTGTATGACGGAACAATCGGTAGTATTATTGTAAACCCATTATTTTTAAATCTTCAAGATGTTATTAAAATTGAAATTTCTAACTCGGCAGAATATCTAATAGTTGATAACACAATTGTTATTCCTAACACAGTTACTCTGCATGAAAATGACACAATTGAAGTTACTTGGTTCAGTGAATACCCAACATTTAACATATTGTCGGATACATACTCAGGTGGCAAGGTACAATATCAACTAGCAAGACATCCGTTGGATGCAAGCTATGTTTGGGTATATAAAAACGGCGAAAGATTATCTAGGGGAATAGATTACTATACAGTATTCCCTAGAGATGTTGTATATCTAAATGTTCCAAGTACACCTTCTGACATTATTGAAATTGTACTATTTGGAAATAACATCTACAAAGATCCTAGAAGTTTTGAAATCCATAAAGATATGTTGAATATTACGCATTATAAGAGATATTCTTTAACTAAAACAAAACTATCTAAAGATTTATACTACTACGATCAAGAAATACATGTAACTGATGCATCGACATTGGATGAACCAATTCCCTCTAGAAATATTCCAGGCATAGTTGTAATCAACAATGAAAAAATTGAATATATGGTAAAAACAGGTAATGTTCTTAGCCAGTTGAGACGAGGTAGTTTAGGAACAGCAATTAAAGAATTGCACTCTGTAGGCAGCCGAGTAGTCAATTCGGGAACAACTGATTCAATACCATATGCTGATAAACAAGAGCGTTCGGATTTTGTTAGCGATGGTAGTACATTACTAATTGGACAGTTGGAGTTTATTCCAGCCAAGTCAGATAGAGTACTTACTACTAGAACAACTATTCCAGCAGAGTATGGAATATGCGATCAAGTTGAAGTATTTGTTGCCGGCGCAAGATTACGTAAAGATCCTATAACTGTATATGATGAAACATTAGGAGCAAGTAGTCCGTCTGCAGACAAAGTTCTAGAACCTGAATTCACAGTCAACGGAACAGATGCTACAATTCGTTTAACTACAGCAGTACCGGCAGGTACTAGAATTCTTATAATTAGAAAAATAGGAAAACTTTGGTACGAAAGAGCAGATACTACAGCTAGTAAAGGTGTAACTTTGTTAGATAACGATACTCCGATTGCTAGATTCATAGATCAAAAAGCAACTGAGTTGCCAGAATAAATAGTATATGGAGAAAAAAGAACCTAATATGGAACAAGATCAAAATTATAATAGGGAAAAACCCGAGCAAAAACCGCATGAAAACGGTGGTTTTCATTTCGAAGGGCATATCAAAATTTTTGATCCCGAAACCAAAGAAGTGTTTGTAAACAAACGCAACGCTATTCATTATGAAAATATGAGTGTAGCCATGGTAAACAGTCTTTCAAACCAAGGGCAAGGCACAATATATCAAATGGCATTTGGCACAGGCGGAACTATTGTTGATCCAACTGGACTAATTTCATATCTTACACCTAATACAGTTGGAGTAAACTCAAGTTTGTACAACCAAACGTATCAAAAGGTTATTGATCAAAACTCCACACAGAATTCAGATCCGGTACGAAATAAGATGGAAATCCGCCACGTGAGTGGTGCAACATACAGCGATATCGTTGTTAGTTGTTTATTAGACTACGGTGAGCCAGATGGTCAAGATGCATTTGATAACAGCCAAACAATGGATGGTACATTTGTATTTGACGAATTAGGACTAAAAGGATTTAGCCCCTCGGGTGATGGAAAATTACTAACCCACGTTATTTTCCACCCGGTGCAAAAATCATTAAACAGACTTTTACAAATTGATTATACAATTCGTATTCAAAGTTTAACTGGCTTTAACGAGGTTTAATCATGCCATATAATGTAAATTATACAGATAAACAGACTAAGTCTCCGATTACAGTATATGACAATACTTCGAGTACAGACACAAGTTTAGTATTTCCTGGACGTAACGTAACAGGATACGGACAAATTATTGCTGAAAACTTTCTACATCTATTAGAAAATTTTGCGAGCAGTGATCCTAACGGACCGGTAAATCCAATTGAAGGTCAGTTATGGTATGACACTGGAACAGGAACACTAAAGATATGGGACAATGCTAGTTGGAAAGCCGCTAGTAGTATTCAAAAAAGCACAAAAGAGCCATCCATCTCTGCAGACAAGGTTGGTGAAATTTGGGTTGATACAGTTAAACAACAATTGTACATTTGGAGTGGACAGACATGGGTTCTTGTAGGTCCTAACTTTAGTACAAACAGCGGATTGAGAACAGGTCCGGTAATTGAAACTATTGACGACTCGGATAACGTACAAAGAAACATTATTAAATTTTTAATTGATGAGATTCCTGTAGCAGTTATCAGTAAAGATACATTTACACCAAAGATTAGTATTTCAGGATTTGTATCAATCAAGTCTGGTATCAATATTAGTACCATAGCACTTGGTAACAGCGATGTAGCTCCGAAGGTGTATGGTACAGCTCAAAATGCAGACGCATTAAATGTTGCAGGTGTAGAAATTCCGGCAGCAAAATTTTTAAGAACAGACGTTGTAAACACAACAGAATACGGTCTCAACGTTCGAAACAACAGCGGTATTACACTTGGTGTTGATGGGACATTTAGACTAGCAACATCGGTGACTGCCGCAAGAATTTATAATGCTACTCCAGGTAGTAGTTTAGATTTACAGGTAAATGTGGACGGTGCGGCTAATACTACTTTGCGAATTATAGGAAACAAGGTAGGTGTAAACGTATTGTCCCCACAACAAGCAGTAGACGTTGATGGTAATATTCAAACAAACGGTAATTTAATTGTTACTGGTACCGATGCAAGTACTAACCTTAGCAATGGTAGTATACGAACTGCGGGTGGCGCATCTATTACAAAAAATCTTTTAATAGGTGAAAGTTTAACAGTTGGCGGTAGTTCAATACTACACAATACTCGCCCTTCTACAACAGAGTTGTATGATATTGGTGCATCATCTTTTAGATGGAATACTGTTTATGCTAAAACTATTCAAGCAGATTTCTTAAATGGTGTGTTGCAAGGTGACGTTGCAGGTAATGCAAGGACAGCAACTAATTTAAGACAACCGACCGGATTTCAAATGATCGGCGACGTAACATCGGAAGTGGTACAGTTTGATGGATCAGTAGGCGGACTTAGTAAGGTATTCAATACTGTATTGACCGCTAACATTATTGCTGGTAAGAGCGAACCGTTTCCAAATAAATCAAAGAAAGAAGATTCTATTTTAGTATATCGTCCAGGTAGCGGTTTGTTACAAGAATCTCGAGATGTATTTGTTGCAGACTTAGGAGTACCTATTGGTGCAATTTTACCGTTTGCCGGATTAAACGTTCCGGACGGTTATTTGTTATGTGACGGTAGCGAACAAGAAAAATCAAAGTATAGTGATCTATACGATGCAATTGGTAATACTTATGGAATTCCAAGTCTTGGAGTAAACACATTCCTATTACCAGATCTCCGCGGACGTTTTCCGTTGGGACGTGATAACATGGATAACGGTAGTACAGTTCCAAATGCGGACGGCGGATTTGTTGATGCAGGTGGCGGAACAGCCGGAAGAGTATCAGGAACTTCGGCAGCAACACTAGGTGGAGCCGCAGGCGCCGCAAGTAACGTGTTAGAAACAAGAAACTTGCCAGACCATGAACATGAATTAAAACCACCAGGTACTGACAAACAGTTTACAGTGGTTAGACTTGATAGTGCAGTTGTTCCGGGAACATCTCCTGGACCAGGCTTAGGTCCAACAGCACCTGGACAAGCGCAATATTTGAATACAACTGGTTACATTAAAACTTCTTCATCGTTGTCATCACCATTTAGCGTATTAAATCCTTATCTGACAATCAATTACATTATCAGATCTGGACCACCAGCATTCTAATAATCGGAATTATAAAATGTCTTATATCATAAACAAAAGCGATGGGAGTATTTTAGCAACAGTGGCAGATGGTCAAGTTGATCAACTGTCATCCGATCTAACTCTTATTGGAAAAAACTATAGTGGATTTGGTGAATCGTTAAACGAAAACCTTGTTAAACTATTAGAGAATTTTTCTAGTGTTACTGCACCAGCACATCCTATTAAAGGTCAAATTTGGTTTGATGTTGCTGAATTAAAATTAAAAGTATATAACGGTATTAGTTTTGTTCCAGTAAGTTCTGCAACAATTTCTAATACTCAACCAGCAACACTGGGTGTTGGCGATTTATGGTTTAATGATGTCGACAAGCAATTATTCTTTTATGACGGTACCAACACAATTCTTTTAGGACCAGCTTACTCTGCATCTCAAGGTATTAGCGGTTTAAAAATTACTAATATTTTAGACTCTCAAAATGCATCACATGTTATTGCGTCTTTATATATTAGCGGTGTGCTATTAGGCATTTTTTCTAAAGATGGTTTTTCACCAAAGATAGCAATTTCTGGATTTGCTGGAGACATTGTTCCAGGATTTAACGCTGGAACACTAGCAGGTATTAAATTTCAAGTAACAGCAACTAACTCTGAAAAATTAGGTAATCAACCAGCCGCTTCGTATCTAAGAAGAGATACTGATAACATCATCAACGGTCAGTTGGCAATTACGTCTAACAGAGGATTGTTAGTAGGCGATGCGTCTCAAGCACAAATTATTGTTGTCGACGGAAACGTTCAATTCTTGAACGACTTAGAAAACAAAAATATTACTATCAAAGTAAAGCGCGGTACTGCGGTTGATTCGGTAATTGATATAAATTCTGTAAATCAGCAATTAAATTTTTATGCGTTAAATCCGTCTAGTGAAGTTGTGTTTGGCGGCAACGTAACTATAAACGGCAATCTAACAGTACAAGGCGATTCTGTAACAATCAATGCTAGTACACTAACAGTTGAAGATAAGGCCATTGAGCTTGCTAAACAAACAGGCGTAACCCCAACAGACGCTAACGCTGACGGTGGTGGCATAATTTTAAAAGGCGCTTCGAACCATTCGTTGTTATGGACAATAGCAACACAAGCATGGAACAGTTCTGAAAGCATAAACTTAGCAACAGGTAAAACATATAAGATTGACGGTGTCGAAGTTATTACAAAAACATCGTTAGGCCCAACTATTACATCAATTCCGGGTGTAACTAGTTTTGGTACACAGACAAGATTGTCAGTAGGCCCAGTGTTACCAACTCCTGATTCGGGCAATCCACCGACTGAATATATTAGAATTGAAAATAATGTTATTTCTACAATACAGGCTAACCAAGATTTGGTATTGACACCAAATGGAGCAGGTAATGTTGTATTAGGTGGTACACCACAGATTAAAGGATTAGGCGACCCTAATCTAGCTAACGATGCTGCCACAAAGAATTATGTTGATAATACTATTCAATCTAGGAACTTAGTATTTTCAATGGATATTTCAGACGCACTTTCAAACTCAGGTATTGCAACCTACATAACACAAATAGCACCACCGTCAGAATATAGAAACGGAACAATTGCTAGGGTGTTATGTACATCTATTTCAAACGGCTCGCCACAGTTGAATATCAATAGTTCGTTGAATACACACCAAACAGAATTTATTACCCCGGATGCACCAGGGTCACATGTTCCAGGTGGATCTGCGTTCGGTATAGATAACGTATCATTCTCAACAATTACAGTTCCTGCACCAGTAGTTTCTGTATATAGAACAGTCAAAATTTTCCAGCTAGTTGCTGGAGCATGGACATTCGTGTCATAAAGGTTTAAGGAGCGATTAGGAATGGCATATACACTGAATAGATATAGCGGACAACAGCTACTAGTACTCGAAGATGGTACATTAGATGCGTCAACTAGTCTCGGACTTGTTGGTAGAAACTATACAGGTTACGGCGGAATTCAAAACGAAAACTTTTTATATCTATTAGAAAACTTTTCAAATAAGTTGCCTCCTACTAGACCACTATCTGGACAATTATGGTATAATAGCGATACAGATAAGTTAAATGTATTTGACGGTACAAACTGGAAGTCGGCAGCTTCTGCTAGTTATGGTCCAGATGCACCGGTAGGTGCTGATGGGGATCTTTGGTACAATTCTACAATTGGTCAATTAAATGTATATGCTAGCGGTAGTTGGCACCTAATTGGCCCAGAAGCTGTCACAGGATTTGGCGATACTAAATTATCTTCAATAGTTGTTTACGACACAAGTGGATTCAAGCATCCGTTAGCTGTAATGAAAGTCAACGGAGTGGTAGAAGCAGTATTTGCTTCAGAAGCATTTGAAATAAATGGAGTGAATCCAATTGCAGGATTTACAACTCTTAGCGCCGGTATAAATGTTAAACCGAACTCCTTAGTAGTTGGAGCATTAAAAGGTAATGCTGACACAGCGTCTAAACTATATTCAACAGTTAAAATAAATTCAGTAAACTTTGACGGCTCTGCTGATATTACAGTAAAAGCATCAACAACGTATGCTCTACAAAAGGGAGATTATATTGTTGGCGGAAACTTTGATGGATCCGTTTTAAGATCTTGGTCTGTTGATGCGTCGACAACCGCCACTCCTGGAAAGATTGTGGCACGTAACGCTAGCGGAAGTATTTCTGTTGTTGATCTAACAGCAAGAGATGCCGATATAAGAGATATTACAGGACGCAATGCTACGTTTGCATCACTGACCGCTGATGAGTTCATTGGTGCAGTATTGACAGGTAATGCGTCAACTGCTACACAATTACAAACAGCAAGAAACATAAATGGTGTTTCCTTTAACGGAACGGCCGACATCACAGTTACAGCAGCCGCAGGAACACTAACAGGTACTAGATTAAATCCTACAATTACAGAATCTAATTTAACTTCGTTAGGAGTAATTGGAACTTTAGTAACATCTAATGACGGAATTGTTGTAGGGTCTGGATTTACAATACAAAATACAATCACTGATAAAGCTCATATTACCAGTTCATCTGTAAACGGTATTCTGTTTACAATCAATAAAAGTGCCGATGGTAGTCTTGGCGGACAATCAGGATTAGCGATTGGAGCAGTAAACGGATCGTTATCTACCGGCACCGACGTTCCATCGTTGAATCCAACAGCTCCAAATGCATTTTCTTTAGGTACACCAACACAACAATTTAAAACATTGTATTCATCTTATGCAACAGTAGGCAGAGTAAACAGTTCTAGAATTGATCCAAAAGACGGTGAAGATACAGTTACGTTAGGTGGCAATGTTGTAGTAGAAGGTGACTTTACAGTCAACGGAAATGTTACAACAATACATTCAACTAATATGCAAGTTGATGATATTGCCCTAGTTTTAGCCAACGGTGCGGCCAATCCAACAGCGGCTAACGGTGCCGGTATTTCTATTGATGGTGCAGGCGCCTCATTGTTCTATACAGTTGCTGGCAACAAGTGGAATGTAAACAAAGATTTTGATGCTGGCACAAATGACTTTATAACAACCGGATTATATCGTGGTACAGCAACAGCCGCTCGTTATGCTGACCTAGCAGAAAACTATATAGCAGATGCACAATATGAGCCAGGCGAAGTTTTAGAGTTTGGTGGTGAATTTGAAGTTACTATTGCTCATGATGGCACTACAAAAGTAGCCGGAGTTGTATCAACTAATCCAGCACATTTAATGAATTCTGATTGCCAAGGGCAGTATGTAGTTGCAGTGGCATTGCAGGGTCGTGTTCCTGTTAAAGTAAGAGGTGAAATTCGTAAGGGTGATATGCTAATTGCCGCCGGAAGTGGCTTTGCAAGACGTACAACAAGCCCACAAATTGGTACAATTATCGGTAAAGCACTAGAAGATTTCAATGGTATTGAAGGTGTTATCGAAGTTGTAGTGGGTAGAATCTAAAAAAGGTTCAGATAAATAACAATAGATTATGGAGCAAAGCAATGGCTTATCAAGTAAACAGGTATAATGGCGCTTTTTTAGTTTCCGTTGAAGACGGAACAATTGATACAACCACCGATCTGCGTTTTGTAGGTAAAAACTACGCTGGTTACGGTGAGATTCAAAACGAGAATTTCCTACATTTATTGGAAAATTTTGCCAATACATCTGCTCCTCCTAAGTCTGTAGCTGGTCAAATTTGGTATGACAGCACAAATAAGAAACTAAGATTCTTTGATGGTGCCAAATATAAAGTTGCTAGTGGTGCTGAAGTAAGCACCACTGCACCATCTGGTCTAACTGCTGGTGATTTTTGGTTCGACGAAAACGCCAATCAGTTGTATACATGGTCAGGAACAGAGTTTGTTCTAATTGGACCAGCGGCAGCTCCTGAATTTGGAGCGTCTGCGGCTATTGGTCAAGTGGTACAAGACTCAATAGGTACCCCACAAACCATTGTAAAAATGGTGGCAGGTGGTGACACAGTTGCAATTGTAAGCAAAACAGAGTTTATATTAGGATCTGTAAACCCAATTACTGGATTTAGTAGAATTAAAAAGGGTATTACACTGATCAACACAGACCCACTGACTGGTGTAACATCAGTTTCGTCAGGCCAATACTTTTGGGGAACTGCATCAAACACACTTAAATTGGGTGGCTTAGGTGCGGATCAATATCTAACCAAAGGTAGTATTACATTTGACGAACAAGTTGCATTTAAGGATCCAGGTTTTACACTAGGCAATGACAAAGATCTAGCAATATATAAAGAAACTCAAGATCCGTTCTTTAATGATACTGGCGGTAATCCTCTAAGAGATGAAGACCAAGTTGTTTTTGAACAAACATTAGCTAATCAACCTATTACTATTCGTATTAGATACAACGATGTTGAAAAATATAACGTACTTAAAATTAGAGCCTCTGGGATGTTCCCGGCAAATGACGGTGTTACCGCATTAGGATCAACTACTAAGAAGTGGTCTGAGATTTATTCTAATACATTTTATGGTGCATTCACTGGTAATTTAACTGGTGATACAACAGGTGCGCACAATGGTAATCTAAAAGCAGATGATGCCACCGTTGCATTTAATTCTGCAACTAAAACATTCTTTGGAACTATTGGTTCTCCAAGTAGTAGATCGTTAGTATATGGTGACTTGGTAGGTGAAGTTACAGGATCAGCTACTAGTGCTACTAAATTAGGATCATACAGTCCTAGTATTACGGTAGCCGCAGAAACAGTAGCAATTAGAGATACATCAGGAAGTTTGACAGCGACATCATTTATTGGTACAGCAACACTTTCTGATAGATTAAAAATAGATAACACAGCAGTTGATAGCGATGCTAATTATAGATCTGCTAAAACAACAGCTACACCTCAAACAATTGCGGCACGTGATAGTAGCGGAAATCTAGTAGCAGTATTATTTGATGGTACAGCAACAGCCGCTCGTTACGCCGACCTAGCAGAAAAATATTTGGCCGATGCAGAATACGAAGTCGGAACCGTTGTAGCAGTGGGCGGTGAAAAAGAAGTTACAGCATGTAATTATGGTGATCGTGCATTAGGCGCGGTTAGTGCTAATCCAGCTTTTATGATGAACAAAGATCTAGAAGGTGGTACATATGTTGCGTTGAAAGGTCGTGTTCCAGTTAAAGTAAGTGGTGTAGTTCGTAAAGGACAGCGTCTAATTGCTTCTGCAAATGGAACAGCTAGTGCCGCAGTACCACACGCTAACGATGTTTTTGCTATTGCTCTTGAGTCCAGCGACGAAGTTGGAGTAAAGCTAGTTGAATGTGTAATATATAAGGAATTTTAAATGACCACGACAGGAGATTTAATATCCGCATCTGATTATAATACTATTAGAACAAAAATTGTTCAAGTAATGGGTGTTGGATCCGGAGACCGCGGTTATGGACAAGCAGTAGCAAGTACTCCGGTTACTTCTTTAGTAGATAGAGTTACTAAAGCTCAATGGGATGCCTTGCGTTTTGATATTATAAATGCCAGAGTTCACCAAATTGGTGAAGCTCCTGTAATGACAATTGTATCAAAGACCGATCCTATTAGATATGGAGTAAATCAACCTAATTACCAATACGATACACTAGCAACTTCTGCAGATACCGATCGCAAATTAGTTGCTAATGGTCAATTTATTTTGGCATCTGCAACAAATCAAACATATTCTAGTGCATGGGCAAATAGTGTGGCATGTACAGTTACCGCAACATTTTCTACAGTAGACCAAGCAAGATACTTTTTTAACTCTGGTGGAAAAATTCGTTTTACTTCTAGCAGAACTGGCGGAACATCATCACAACAAAATGATTTCTGGACTGGGTTGTTAAATGCAGTCGGCGCTCAAGACTTTGGAATAAGTTCAGCAGTAGGATTTTATGGATTGACTACTAGTTATCAAACACTTTATAGTTCTTTGCATACATATTCCAGCATTTATTCTTCAAACAGTTATACAGTACAGGTTAAATGCGATGCTACAGGCAACGCTAGGATTGTAACCTTTCTAATTACTTGGACTGATAGCTATACAGATCCGGGATTTCCGCCACCTGGCGACCTAGTTGACGGTACACTTACTCTTACTGTTGATGAAGTTAGAGCATATGGTACCTTATTACCAGACAATATTCCAGGCTCTTTTGCAGTTACAAGACCAGCATATTCAATATCAAGCATCTCAGGCTCCTAATTGTTTAAATAACCAGCTGGAGGAAATCAATGGCAGTTTATGATACAATTAGAACACCCGATTATAATGACATACGTAACACAATTATAGCTGTCATGAATACCGGCTCCGGTACGCAAGGCTACGGGCAAACAATATCAAGTTCTCCAGTTTACGAAGGTGACTTTGTAACAAAAACTCAGTGGGATGCATTACGCTTTGACATTGTAAATGCAATTGTACATCAATCTGGACAAGTTCCAACAATTACACAACCAGCCGAAGGTGACACTATTTCTTATGGTGCTGCCATGCCAAACTATCAATATCTTACTTTGGCAAATTTGGCAAACACAAATAGATTTGATTTAGGCACAGGACAGTACGCATCAGAATCAGGAACGTTTACATCAAATGCACTTACGTGGAATAGTGCAGTGGCAGCAACAGTGACAGCATCTTTTGCTAGTCATGATGCCGCAAGATATTTTTTCAATTCTGGCGGAAAGATTAGATTTAATTCTGCACTATCTTCACATTTAAATAACCAACAAAACAATGCTTGGGAAACACTACTAAGTTCTGCAGGCACAGTATCGTTTGGCGGAAATAGTCCGTCGGTAAATTTTTATAATTTAACCACATCTGATCAAACATTTTATAGTGTAAATTCTAGTACTCCTTATGCTGCCAATAAATGGGAAATAAAAGCCAAATATAATGGCGCAGGGCTTATTACTTTTACGTCACTTTGGACAGACGGATACGTTGATCCAGATGTTCTTGCAGGAAATCCTCCGAACACAAATCCTCCAGACGGATATGTTAGCGGTACATTGGCTCTTACCGTAACTCATCTAAGAGCAACCGGGTCCTTATACCCTGCATTGGTAGCCAATTCTTTCTCAGCGCCAAGACCTTCCTACACAATTTCATCTATAGGTTAGTCATAATTACAGATCTCTAAGTTTTACTCCTATAAATAAACAGACTATATTATAGGAGTAATCATGGAAAGCCTTTTAACTCAAGCATTGGAGTTTTCTAATTATAAGCAAACTCTCTCCATCCAACGAAAAACATTAAAAGAACGCATTGATACCCAACTCACAATTGGACATAATGGCGGCATCTTTAAAATCAACAGAGATTTAATCACGTTTGTGCAATTTGTTATTGACACTGGGCGTGTAGTAGATGTACCATTTTTAGACTCAAACGATAATCCTGTTATTGTAACTGATCTTCTTGCTTTTAAAGATGATATTGTAGATAGATATTTTACCGCAACATACGAATACTATCAAGAATACGAAAAAATTAAAAAAAGCAGAACAGTTGAGTCATTGGTTGATCTATGAAAAACGGCGGCCTAATTTTTGCTCACAATAGTCGTGAAGTTGACTATGCTTTGTTGGCAGTTATTTCAGGCGGCCTAGCAAAGAAATATTTAAATATTCCTTTAACATTGGCAGCCGATGCCGCAACAACTACTTGGATGAAAGAGTCAGGCATTTGGGACAAAGCTAATACAGTATTCGAAAATATTATTGAAGTAGCTAGACCTGATACTAAAAATGTACGCCGTCTAAACGATGGCGCGGCATCTAAAACAGTACCGTTTATAAATGCAGATAGGGCTTCTGCTTGGGACATTACTCCGTATGATCGTACTTTGTTATTAGACAGCGACTTTTTAATTTTTTCAGATCAGTTAAACAACTACTGGGACATCGACGAAAGTGTAATGGTAGCTGAGGCAATGAATGACATTCGTGGCGATCGTAGCGGATTCTTAGACCGTAACGTGTCTGACACCGGAGTTCATTTATTTTGGGCAACCAATGTTATGTTTACCAAAAATAATGAAAGTAAAATTTTCTTTGATTTAGTAAAATATATTCGTGATAATTATTCACAGTTTGGTGATGTTTTTAGGTTTGATACCCAACAATATAGAAATGACATTGCTTTCAGCATTGCTAAACACATCATGAATGGATTTATAGAAAATAAATCAAATTCGTTGCCGCCTTTATTGACAACAATCGACAAGGATTTCCTGCACGATGTTACTGGCGATAAGTTATTATTTTTAATAAACGATACACTGAATCCAGAATTATTTAATGTTTGTTCTATCAAAAAAACAGATGTTCATGTTATGAACAAACAAAGCATCGTTAGAAATAAAGATAAGTTTTTGGAGATGATATGAGATTTGGATATTTAATTATTGTAGCTAAAGATGCAGATGTTGATTATACCAAACTAGCATATTCATTGGCACTAAGTATAAAAAATACACAGAAGCACGGATATAATGATGTAGCATTGGTAACTGATGACATTGAAGCAGTTTCACAGTTAAAGTCCCCGTGGGTGTTTGATCAAGTTATCGAATGGGATAAAGAAAAACACTGGGACGGTCGTAGTTGGATGGATAAATTATCACCATTTGATTATACAGTATGCTTGGATGCAGACATGTTGTTTACTCGTGATTATAGTCATTGGATTGAATATTTTATTAAAAATTCAGATCTATATGTCGCTAATAAATCTTATACCTATAGAGGAGAAGAAGTCACTGGCGACTTCTACAGAAAAGCATTTGTGAAAAATGACTTACCTAATTTGTATTCTTTCTACACTTTTTTTAAGAAAGATTCCGAGTTGGCAAAAGAATTTTTTACCTTAGGTAGATATATTATTAAAAATCCTAACGAATTTAAGAATGTGTTCTTTCCAGATTTTAAACCTAAGGTCGTTGGTACGGACGAAGCGTTTGCATTGGCAGCTAAAATATTAGATATAACTGATGAAATAGCATATCCTTTAGAATTTCCAAAAGTAGTCCATATGAAACCGATGATTCAAAATTGGCCATGGCCTGCAACTAAATGGTCTGATCATGTAGGATTTTATTTTACATTAGACAATGAAGTTAAAATTGGTAATTACCTGCAAAGTGACATTGTACACTATGTAGAAAAACAATTGATAACTGACGAAATTATCAGTATACAGGAAGAAAAATTATGGCAGAAATAGACTTTGACGAATGGATTAAAAATTTTAAACCACCAGAAGTAAAATTTTACGCATTGTTTGATCCTGCCGACGGTAAAGTATCGGGAATATATCCATCGGGAGCTCTTGAGGATACTAAAAACACAGTTGAAATCGATCAAGAAACTGCATCTCTTATCAATGAAGGAAGCCTTAAACTGAGTTCTTGTTTTGTAGATATGAGTTCTGGATCTTTTAAAATTGCTGAAATTAAAAGTTTAATAAAAATTGATGACGTGTTACATAGAGTGATTGCTAAAGAATGGTCTGATATCACAGATCCTGATATTGCCATCACACATGATGTTGAGAATAAATCTTTAATTTTTGAATTATCTTCAAAGTACGAAGGGACAAAACAATCTCCAAGTGCTTCTAAAAGAAAAATCCACTGGGACGGTAGTACAGAAATGTGCTTCTTGATTACCAACTATAATGACCCTAATATTATTAGGTCTATGATAAAATTTAATATTGAAGATCTAGTAGGCAAAAGTAATACATTTGAAAACTTACCGCTTGATGGTAAATTTAGCGTTTATACAAAACGTTTATTCCCTCTTTACATTATCGAAACAAAATGAAAGTAATTGAATTTGATGTTATCTTCCTTAGCTATGACGAGCCAAATGCAGATTTAAATTATGCAGATTTGTGTGCCAAGGTGCCTTGGGCAAAACGTGTACATGGAGTCAAAGGTTCCGATCATGCACACAAAGCCGCTGCCAATTTAAGTGAAACAGATTGGTTCGTAACTGTCGATGCTGATAACATTGTGGATCCTAAATTTTTTAATTTAGATCTCGAAATGAGTGATCCTAAGATTCAAGTCTACGGCTGGTGCGGTCGCAATGTTATAAACGGATTACGATACGGAAACGGTGGCTTAAAAATCTGGAAAAAAGATTTTGTATTGAATATGAAAACACATGAAAACTCTGACAGTGCTCGTGGACACGTTGATTTTTGTTGGGAAGATGGATACAAAAATTTCCCTATGAGTTTTAGTGATAGTTATGT